GCACTGGCGCGGGCGGTGGCTTCGGCTTGAGCGGCGGAGAGATTGGCTTGCTGCCGGGCGCTCAGGTCGGCCAGTTGCGCTTTCAGAGTGGTGTTTTCCTCTTCCAGCGTCTTGGCGCGGCCTCGGGCTTCGGCCAGCTTTTCATACGGAATGGTGTAGCTTCCGGACTTGGCTGCAATCGGCGCCCCTTCGACTTCTGCTTCCGGGGCAACAACTGCGGCTGGCTCGGCAACTACCGGCTTGGCGGTTTCGCCGTTATCGACAGGCGCGACATTGCTCGGCTGGCCCGCATCCGCGGCGTCGAGGTTTAACGTGCCGGCTGCGGCTGCGTCGAGTAATTTCCATGCTGCTTGGGCTTCGGTGCTCACTTTTGCGCTCCATCCCAGCTATCCGGCTGGGCCTGATTGGGTTGCGCTCCGGGTTAGCGGAGCAGTTGCGCCATTCGCCGGAGCGGTATGGCTTGGCGCGATTGTTAAAAAAAAGCCAGCATTTTTAATGTGCGCATAAACAAAACTGATTGCCGTGGGCGTAAAAAAACCCGCCGAGTGGCGGGCTTGTCTGTAACAAGGCGAAATTGCTCGGTTACTTGTCGCCGAGATGCATCCAGGTCAGCGTGATGGTTCCGGTGAACGTTGCAGTGCCGGCGGTATGCGTTACGTCGTCGTCGATCAAGAAGTTGGCGAACACAGGAACGGCGGTAGCGGTGCCATCCAGCCAGCGGGCGCCGGACTCGGTCAGCGCAGCAGCGACGGAAACCGCCGAGACCACGCCGATCTTGTCAGCAGCACCAGCCGATACGGACACCGATTGCAGGATGTCGGCTTCGGTGCTGGTCAGCGTGTTGCCGGTCGTTGCGGTCACGGTGCCCAATGCCACGTCACCATCCCAGTTATCAATGATCGTGCCGGTAACGCCAGCGGTCAGTGCGCCACTAACGACGGCACCCATGGTGGCAATCATCCCCTCCGGAAAGGTATAGACCTTGACGCCGCCATACTGCGCCTGGCCGGCGTCGTCAGAAACGATGATCGGCGTAGCGGTACAGGTAAGAACGGTCTGGTGCAGCGGGCCAAAACTGGTTTCGCTGACCGTAACAGTGGAGCCGTTCTTGACGCCAGCCGTAGAAGTCTGCGAACCGAGCGTCGATGCCTTGACTTCGCCGGCCGCGGTCATTACCGACCACTTGGCGCCGTCGTATTGGATCGACTCGCCGGCACCGATGGTGGCCTTGAAGATGGAATAGGACGTGCCGTTATCGACCTTGGAAAAGGTAATGGTGTGACTCGTCGTGTCGCGGTTAAAGACGGTCATCGCCTCGATGTCGCGGTGCAGGGAGCCGCTTTGCATCGCCGGGACGATGGAAACGGCGGTAACGCCATTCATCGCGCCGACCGAATCGCCTTGGATCAGGCGGCCGGACTTGAGCGCATCGACGAACGTTGCGGAATAGCTCGGTGCGGTCACGCTGGCTGCTGCGGCGGCGACGATGGTGATACTGCGGAGAGGGTTGGTGAGTTTCATGGTGTTGCTCCTTGGTTGGCTTACACGTTATCGGCTGTCGTAGCCGTTTCGATACCATCCATGCCGGATGACGCTTGCTGCGGAATCGGCGGGAATGCCGGGCTGGTATTTTCTTGGGCGCCGGGCGGCATGAGGGGCCTGGCCAGATCAATAGCCGGCGATGCGGCGGCAGGCGTCGGATAATTCGGATCGTCGCCGCCGGGGCTCGGCGCCTGATAGCCGGCGCTCTGCATGATGGCGTCAGCAATCGGCGCAATCATCGGCATCTGCGCCACCTGAGCGCCGCCCTGCATGGCCGAGAACGCGGCCTGCACGCCCGTCTGCACAGCATCCGCCATCAGCTTCTTGATCTGCGCATTGGTCAGCCGCTCCTTGTTCGCTAGTTCGCGCTCCTTCAGGTCGTGCATCAACTCCTGCTTGATCTGCTCCCGCTGCTGATTCGGATCGGCTTGCCCTGAAGCATTGCGAATCGCCTCGACTACTTGTTTCTTGCGGGGAAGGTCCATCAGATCGACCATAAACGGGAAGACCACCGACTGCATTTCGCCCGGCATCGCCTTGATTGACTCGGATAGAGAATTGAGTTGCTGGGCTCGGAAGCTGCTGGAGCTTGGCACGTCATCCAGAGACACTTTCATGCGGGTACGCAACACGTCGTTGCTCAGGTAGAGCAACCCGGTATCCGGATCTTGTTCCTGCTTGTTCAGCACCACTTGACGCGCTTCGTTCAAAACATCGCCCTCGATGACAACCACCTCTTCCTCATGGCCGATGTCCTCGATTTCCATGGCCAGCAGCATTTCGCCAACCAACGCCCGCGCTGATTTGAAGTTGTCCATCAGATCAGCGATCGAAACCTGCGACTGCTCCAACTGCGTTTGCTCCTGCAGTCCGGAGCGTGCCGTGCCTTGCCGTCCTTGTAGCGACGCGGTAATACCGCTGACGCGCTCAATCGATGCCCGCGAATCGGCCATCAACTGGAATTGCTGCGCATTGAGCTGAAAATCGCGCTTAACCTCGAAGCGAGCGCCTGGGTTGGAGCGGAAATGCTCGGCGTCGAGCACAATATCCGCGTCTGGCCTGGCAACCTGCCGCCGGAACTGATCGTCCGACATTGCGACGGCGCCCTTGGTCCGCTCGGTACGGGTCGCAGCAAGACCCCAGCGCAGCTTGGCGATGGTGCTATTGAGGTTGTCCTGCGGGAAAACCATGTCACGAACCAGCGCGAACGGAATGCCGGTCATGTCCTCGCGGTATCCCCAGAACGGAACGTAGGGGAAATGCGGGTGCGGATGCGGGCTCGGCGCATCGTCCAAGCAATGCGGGCCTATCCAGTAGCTCCGCCGTACACGGGCGACGGTGGATTTCTCCAGAATACCTTGTCCAGACATCACGGCGGCTTGATGCGCCGCATTGTCCGCATCGAACTCGACCACGCGGCCGCCGCGCATTTTCAGCACATAGACGCTCACCCAGCGGCGATACCACAACTCAACGATGCACACCTCGTTGGTTTCGCGGCGATACCAAGCCTGTTCTTTCGTCGTCCATGCGCGATTGACGTTGATGCCTGGCTGCAGTCCGGTACTCAGACCGCCTTCGACCACGTAGCCGCCGTAACCGCCCATGCCGCTCGCTGCGTCAGCCTGATCGATCAATTCCTTGTGCTTGGGGAATGCAGCCTTGGCGCGTGACTTCTTGACGAACTTTTCACGCACAAGCCATCCCGCATCGCTTAGGTCGGCTTCCTTGGCGCGCATGTCCCAATAGATTTCATTGCGATGCACATAGCGGCAGCGCTTGTTGTAGCCGAACGGGTCGTTGGATCGAGCCACTTCAACCCAGCCAAGCCCGACACTGGCCTGCGGCCGGAAAGCGGCGCTCATCGCTTCATCGGCCTTGGAATAGCGCTCGGCCTGATTCAGCCGGTAATTCAGCGCATCGGCGACATCCTGGCCCTGCGGATCGCCATCGGGCGTTACGCGCCAATCGGTGCGCGTCTTGGCTTCGTAGCCACAGACGGCAGCAATCGCCGGGCCGACAATGTTTTCCTTGGCTGGCGGGATGCCGACTTCGCGCAGCCGCTGCAGCAATTTCGAATCAAGCTGATTTCCGTCGACGTAATCGGCTTCGATGTCGGCCTGCAATCTCCACGGCGGCTGGTCAATGATCTCGTCAATTATCGTAGCGAATTCTTCGACGGTCATCTTGTCGCCAAGGTCGGCGGATTTGGGCGGTGTCATGTAATTCATCTTGTTGCCTCGTTACGTGCGCCAGTCGGCGGGCGGGGGTTCGTCGTACTGTGCTTGCATCACATTCGGCATCACCGGAACAGCCTGGCCGATGTAGCGGAACATGTCGGCGCCGTGGGAGAACTCGTCATGCAGCGGCGCCATCGGCTCATTGGTATGAACATGCAACGCCCGGCGATAGCGCTTCAGGCATTCAAGCAAGCGAACGGTCTTTGCCTTGTCGAAATAGCAGCGCGGAAACATCATGCGCACCGCCTTGATTCCTTCCTCGACGCTGGTTTGCGCCAGAACAATCGGCTTGCGGCACATTGCCTGCAATTGTTCCTCGGTGCTTTTGCCGGTCTGGAAGTTTCGCGTCCGGCCATCGTGCGGCAGGTAATCATGACCCCAGCGATACGGACGCTTCTCGATCTCTGCCACATACCAATCCAGCGTCCGGTGGCTGTCCTCGATGTAATCCAGGATGCGCACATCCATCGGGCCGCGCTGGACAAAGCCGATGGTCATGGCGTCGTTCCAACCCAAGTCCCACACGGTATGCACCGGCAAAGTCGGATCGTATGGCACGCCAATAACCCGCGACTCGGCATAGAGCGACAGTATTTCATGCTGGTAAATAGCACCCTCGGCAACCGTTCGCGGCTTGCCTTCCCAAATGTGGTCGTAATCCACCGCCGATTGACTGCGCTTTGCCTTCAGTCGCTCTTGATTCAACGTCTCGGGGAACCACGGATTGTCGCGCCAGTTGATTTCACAAACCCATGTGTCGTCGCTTGGTGTAGCAATGAAGCGCTGATACGTCTCGTCGGTGTCCATGTCTGGATTGAGCGTCATCCAGATTTCCGAGCCGTCTTTCCGGATGGTCGGGATCAGGACATCCCAGCTACGCTTACTGATGCCGTGGGCTTCTTCGGCCCAAACTATATCGACGCCCTCAAACGACTTGATTGAATCAACGGTATGACTCTGGAGCCCTGAGAACAGGATCAGCGACCCATTGATGCCGCGAATCTCCGAATCCAGCACTTCAAAGAACGACTCAATACCTAGCCGAACAATGGTGTCCTTCAGTAGCCGATGCACAGAATCGCGCATGGACTTCTGCACCTCGCGGGCGCATAGGATGCGTAGCGGCCGATCAGCGGCCAATACCAGCAGCGCAGCAGCCACAGCCCATGACTTGCCGCCACCTCGGCCGCCGTGCATGACCTTGTAGCGCTTGGGCCGAAATAGCCCTGAAAGCTTAGTCGGAAGCTGCAAGCGCGAGAACGGCGCTTCTACTGCGCCCATTACTCGTCATCCTCTCGGATAGGTGGATTGACAAACTCGACCGATATACAGGACTGCGCGGGATTAATCGCTGGAGCTTCTTCAATCTTGAACACCTTGCGCTCAAGTTCGATTTGCGTCTTCAGCGTCTCAGCCAACTTCTTCGCGGTATCAGTCTGCGACGGAAGAGAGATTACCTTGCGGTACAGGTCATTGAGTTTGTCAGCATTACCGCTGTCGTCAGGCGACTGCATCATCTCGCCAAGTTGCGAGAACAAATCCGTTCCGGTCAGCTCAGATTCAAGCCGGTCGAATAGCAATTGAATGATTCCGCCAAGCCGGCCAAGCGACCTGTGGTGGCTACGAATCACACCGGCCATCATCTCGGCGTTTGCATCAACTATCTGACGCTCACTAACTTTGGTTTGTGCACTAACTTCCGCGCTAACCGCTTCGGCGCTAACCAATGATTCGGCCTTGGCTTTAATCTTTGCGGCGAGGTCGCGGGTCCATCCGTCTTTTCGTGACCGCTTGATAATTCCAGCATCGGAGACGCCGAATTCTGAGCCAATATCCTTTAGCGAACGAATGCCTGCGCGGTACTCCCGCTCTACAGCTTCCCAGTCAATCGGCTTCTTTACTTCGGCCACAAGAAAAATCCCCGCACTATTGATAGATGCGGGGATTGTGCGAAACAAGCCAGCATTTCAGACGGAAGCTGAATCAATCCTGTCTAACGCCCTCAGTAAGCTAATCATTGCATCCAACTCTCCGCGCTCTAGGTGCATCTCTCGTCCATTCATGTTGAACGTATAGGAGTCCGAGCACGATTGATACTCAAGCCGTCCTTTGTGGCCAGGGCATCCGCCTGGCAGGCAGTCATCGCTACATCTGTACCTTGTTTCGCGCTCAATGGTTGCCATCGAATTACCTCGTAACGAATACTCGGCTCAGTAGAGCGTAATCACATGCGCTGCGGATTGCCTCGCGCTCCGTCTTGCTCCACATCCGGCCGGGGTATAGCGCGTAGAGGAATGGCTTACTGACACAGCCTGCGCCGGTAATCTTGACTGTGTGGCCAGTGACATGCGCCACATCTCGTTCGCACAACCAGAACACCGCGGCGCGGACTGAGCGTTCAATGCGGACGTGGCTTATTCCGCGATGCTTTGCTGCTAGTGCGCTGGCGATGTCGCAGGTTGTGAATGCCGCCGAGTCGTCGTCGTTGTGCAACATTCGCATGGCTTCGAACACTTCCTCGGCCGTTACCCGGAAGTCCGGGCGGTCTAGCGTGTGGTCTTTGCGGATTATCTGCACTGTTTGCGAATTAGCCATTGCCCGTCTCCCTCAAGCCTTCCGCAACCGTGTGCGCCATGTTTGCGAACACTACGGACCAGAATAGGTGTTTATCAAACTCTCTATCGTCAAACGAGAAGTTTCGGCCCCTGGCGCTAATCTCGATGCGCTCTTCCTGTTCGAAAGCCGTAACCACAACATCAAGATCTGGATCACCAACTGCTTGGCGCACCTTGGCAATTAGTCGATCAGCTTGCATTTCAGCCACAGCTAGGCACTCCCGGCCACTTCCGGAAATTCCCAATCCGATACGTCACCCCGAAGAACAGGAATTGGAACGCATCCACGGAGGCGATAGCGTCGAAAGATTCGCCGGGCTGAACGTCGCCCAGGCTGCAGACGATTTCGTATGCGCTCCAATCGTGGGTGTCGGTCTTGAATCCGACGCCGATGTATCGCAGAGCGACTTCCTCGGAGATGAAGCGGGGAATAATGAAGTCCCACACGAACATGGATACGGCCTTGGCCTTGGATAGCAGATTGCTCATGCCGGACTCCTTACCCAATGCGTCATGAAGCCATGGCCCCATGCTGCGGTGTAAAGCACGCATAGGCCGAAGATTCCCCATTGTTCGGCCTGCCATGCGGAATAGAACCACGCTGGCTGGCCGGCTAAACCGAACAGGCATGCGTACTTGCGCAGGCGTTCGCTCTTGGATTGAACGAGGACGATGGCGGTTACGCCGGTTAGCGCGATGGCTAGTTGCTCAAGCATTCCCGGCCTCCCGCATAGCCTTCGCCAGAATATTGGCGACCTGCTCCTTGGATTTACCGATCTCGCGGCCGTTTTCCGCCTTTGAGCGCCCGGCCTTGAATAGCGCCATGACGCGCTGCTGTTCGCTCCGCTCGAAACATTCGCTTGCCATTTTTTACCCGTTTGCTATAGTTAGCTTGCTTATCGTTTAGTTAGCATTTTACAGCTAATTGGATAGACTGGCATATCTTTCAAACGCTTACGGAGAGCGAATCATGCAAACGAATATCACACTAGAGAAATTCCACGTAACACTTTCCAGCCTGCGAAAAGAAGGCGCTTGCGTACCTGGCTACAACAAGGTTGTGCGCGCCATTCAAGGCCGAGAATTCACCGAAGAAGACGCCGAGCGCGATACGCATATCCGCTTCAAGCACGACGAGCCGATAAGCATCCTGTCGATTCTTCAGAGCAACGACCTTGACGACGCGCTATGGGCGCTGCGCTGTATCGAGAACGCTGGTATGGATAAGGATGTTCGGCTGTTCAGCGTTTGGTGCGCTCGCCAAGTCGAACACTTGATGACCGATCAGCGAAGCAAAGATGCGCTTGACGTTGCCGAACGCCACGCTAATGGGCTGGCAACCGACAGCGAATTGGCCGCAGCCTGGGCCGCAGCCAGGGACGCAGCCTGGGCCGCAGCCTGGGCCGCAGCCAGGGACGCAGCCTGGGCCGCAGCCAGGGACGCAGCCTGGGCCGCAGCCAGGGACGCAGCCTGGGACGCAGCCTGGGACGCAGCCTGGGACGCACAAAAAGAAATGCTCATCAAGATGTGCAACGGGCAAGCACCGTGGCAAGTAAATTGCGATGCCGTCGTTACAGCCGAGGCCTGACATGGCCTACCGCATTTTCATGGACTCATTCAGCGGAGCCATTGGCGACATGAAGCCGGCCGACCAGAATGACATGCGCAAGGTTCTCGCCGTCCTTGACAAGACTCCCCGATTCTCTTGCTTTGAGGCATCCGAGCGTCCGGCTATTGCCAACACGCTGACGGACTTGATGCTTTCTGGCTACATCGAATACCCGAAACCGCAGCCTGGATTCCCCTGGTGCCGCGCAGTTATTACCGACAATGGGCGCTCGCTCATGGAGGAATCATGCTAACCCTAAACCAATCCCTATCCCTTGAGCGCTCAATCGCGAAGCACCTGATTGAGACTTTGGCGGCGCACGGCTGGAAGGTCGACCACGTTTTCAACGGTGAGGAAGTGCATATCGCCGGCACCTGTGCGCAGCTGGATGCGGTCTTCGCCGCCGACGAATCGCAGATCATCTTTGAGGACAATCAGGGCCATCAGCATTGGGTGGCGATCACGCTTGGAAATGGCGCCGACTGCATCAGCGATTTTGACGTTTCCCACTACGACGCCGACAAGTTCGGTAAGGCTATGGCGGCGTTTGTTGAGTCTTCGGTGGAGGTTGCGGCATGAGCATATCGAACCAAATGCTGCACCTCCTGCACCACACGCTCGGACTGCGCCCGGATCACCGCGAGTCGTACCGAAACCATTTTGTCGCAGGCCCCGGACATCATGACCAACCAGACCTTGAGGCGCTTGAGTTGGCTGGACTGATGAAGCGTGCGCCAACGCCGGGGTTCTGTGAAGCCGCAGATGTTGTTTTCGTCTGCACAAAAGCAGGCAAGGAATACGCCATCAATAATCTGCCACCAGAGTCGCCGAAGCCAAGGCGCTCCAACTACAGCAAATACCTAAACGCCGACACTGGTCACTCTTTTTACGAGTGGCTTGGTATCAATCGGCCTGAGTACGAAATGCGCGGGTTTCCGTGCCGTTGTGAATACCGCATGGTCCGCAAAGATCGTTCGTATTTTCAAATTAATGCCGATATTTACGGCGACTGGAAACCAACAAAGAAAGCGGCTAAGGAAAGCTATAAGGCCGCGTTAAAAGCATCGAAAGGAGCCCCAACATGAGCCTAGCCGACGACATTGTTATCTGCCTCGCCGAAGTCAGAACGATCGGTTTAAACCTTGATTCCGAACACCCGATGCGCCATGCGGTTCATAACCTGCAGCGCACCGCCGAAGACATCCTGTCCAACGCTTCGCGGCAGGCCAGCAACCTTGCGCATCAGGCTCACCGGATCGTTAAGGATTTCGATGCGGCAAAGAGAGGTGCCCAATGACCACCACATTCACAAAAATGGTTTGGCACCCAATCAAGCCAACCCTGCCGCGCAAACGCAAGCAGATCCAGATTCGCGCCCGTCGCATCATTCCTGAACTACGGATGCGCCCGCGTGTTTTCCAGCCGGGGCCATACCGTGATGCCTTCGGTAACGCCAGATTCTTGGGGAGAGTGAAATGACCGATCGTGAATTGCTTGAACTGGCGGCGAAGGCGGCCGGGATTGATGGTGGTTTTGTGGAGAACGACGACTGGTATGGAACGGGAGTTGTATTCACCGATGAAAACGACTGCAACCAAACGTGGAACCCGCTAACCGATGATGGCGATGCGCTGCGGCTGGCCGTGAAACTAGGATTTCGAATCGAATTTAGGTACAAATGGATTGTTGCAGGCAATCGAAATATTGTGTGGGACGACGACGAGTACCGCCGGGCAATCGTTCGTGCTTCCGCAATTGGGGCGTCATCATGAGACACCACGAAGAGGAATATTTCGAGCGCCACAGCGGCGTTCATGGCGAGCCTGACGATGATTCAGGGCCAACGGAAGGATGGTGCGAACACTGCGGCAAGGAATGCCTTGGCATCACCGTGGATAACGGCATCGGGGCGTTCGAATATTGGGGCAGCAAAGGCGTTCATCATCAGATGGACATCGAGTCCAACTGCTGCAATGCTACGGTTCTTGATTACGACCCCCACGAACTTGATGAAGCCGCCTAAGAAAAAAGCCCTCGCAATGAGGGCTTTTTAATGCCTGTCGCGGAAGGCTTAGGCTGCCTTCGGAGTATGCCCGCGCTGCCGTGGGCTAGGCCCAGGAACAATTTTACCACTCACGGCTACAGCGCAAGCTGTTTCATCAATTCTTTGCGCTTGGCAATGTAGTGGTCCTTGATGGCTTTCAATTGTTCGACGGTGTACTTTCGCGGTTCGTTGTCGGCCTCTAGCGCCTCGACCGCCTCCAGGCCAATGCGTGCGATCAGGTTGATTCGGTAATCAACCGCATTGCCGGCCAGGTAGCGGTTATCCATCTTCGACTGTGCGTGGCAGTTGCGCTCATCGAAGCGAAGGTGAGGCGCGCTTCCTGTGCTGCGGTAGTGGCCCGCATCAACGCTATTGCTAGACCAATCAAGCGGGCGGCCAGACGATATGCACGGAAGCCCGGCAGCCCTATCCCGCCATCTGATGTAGGCATTGAATTCTCGCTGCGCCTCTTTCGTGTAGTCGCCCCGCGTCTTGATGGCCTCCTTCCGGATCTTGATCGTCTTCCGATCATCAGCCGCCGCGATCCGCTCGGCCTTCGATAGCTGCATCTTCTGGCGCTTGCGCTTTGCCTCAATGTGCCGCATCGCGTAGCTGACGCGGCAATCGTCCTTTTCGCAGCACGGCTGAAGCGGGCGAGTTGGCTGGTATTTTTCGCCGCACTCCGGGCATTTCTTGGCCCTCATGGCGTTTTCTCGGCTTCGCCCTGCTCGATACCATCAGCCCAGCCCAAGACTATGCCAGATGCGCCGGCCAGTTCTTTGCCATGCTGCGCGGTCTCGCCATCGAAGCCCCCAAAGTATTCGAGCTTAACGGCGAGATCCAGCATCTTTTCGGATAGTTCGCGGAGTTCGGCGACTAGTGACTCTCGGGTATTGACGCCTACTGTGCTTGCGATGATGGCGGTCATTGGTGGTTCCTAGTGTCGCATTCGCAACCCGTGCAATCACGCGGAGTGCCTTTCTCAATGTCGAGTATCAGCCCCCAACAAAGCATCAGATTCGCATGATGCGATTCGGTCGTTTGGTATTCGCAGCACGAAGGTATTGCGTTCTGATAGGCGCTGTCAGACATGCACCCTGCCAATTCGTATTGGTAAATCATCACTCCCCTCCAATCCTCGGGCACTTCGCAGCATGGCAAGCAGGCTCATATAGCTTCCGGTCGTGCTTGCATTCGCGGCTTGATGTATCGACGATCCATTCCGTCACCGGCACAGGCATGCCATTGATGAATGAAACTCCGTTGTGCCAGTAGCCTTCTTTGCGCTCTTTGTTGGCGCAGGCGGTTAGGTCGCCCCATCCCAATACGTCAGGCGTCATGATGCTATCTCCAGTTGTGACGGAACGCAGCGACTCGCCAGCTCAACAAGCCATGCGGCCAGCAGCGGCGGGGTGTGCTCTCTCTCGGCCTTTGTTATGTGGGGCCGGCAGTCGGTTCTCTTCCGGCTCTGCACAACGTGGGTTGCCTCTGCCATCACGTATGGCATTTTCGGTATATCTCCAGGCTCGCAACCAACCACATAAAACCACGTGTCCTTCTCGGCCCGGTGGCCCCACCACTTCTGCGGCGCGGCAAGCGTCCAACCGCCATAGGAATCACGTCTTCCAGGAGCAGGCAGGCGCTGCGCCGCCCAAAGCGTGCTGCCGGCCGGGTGCTCTAACACGCCTCCAAACTCCCGCACCAAGGCCACAGCCAAGCGGCCAAGATTGCGCTCGTCTGGTCGTGGGTTGGCAAACGACCGAAGTCTTCCCCACGCACGGCAAGGCGGGTGTGCCACCACGGGCAACGGGCCGTCATAGGTGCGCGCATCGCGCTCCATGTCGTACACGTCGCAACCTTTGATTTGCTTGTAGTTGCTATCAGCGCGGGCGAATAGAACAGCGACAGTTTTAGCCATGTCATCAAGTACGTCAGGCTTCTGACCGTATGCCGGCTTGGCTATGTTTTGTTCGTTGTGGGGGATCATGCGAAAAGCCTCGCTTGTGCGTAAGCCTGCTCGATGCGCCTGCACGCAATTACGAAATATTTCTCTTCTCGCTCGATGCCGTAGAAGGTTTTGCCCATGTTTGCGCAGGCAACGCCGGTTGTTCCGCTGCCCATGAACGGGTCAAAAACAGGACCGGAGCCTTGAACAAAATTGCTTACAAAGCTTTCGGCCAATTGAATTGGCTTTCCGGTTGGATGGTCGCCGTTTGTAACGATTGGTAGTGTGTAGTTGCCATGCTTGCCGCCTCCAAACCAATACTTTTTAATTCCTTTTTTATGCAGGTACGCAATACCCTCCCAGCCGTTTGCTGGGCGGTCTGCGCTGATCTGCGGCATTGGGTTTGGCTTTACCCAAACACCAAAACGGACGCAATCAAAGCTATCGTTTCCAACGCGCCAAAGTTCAGCGATATGCCTCCACTCCATCGTTGCAACAAACCATCGATCACATATCTTTGCGCATTCGTTCAACAAAAAATCAATGTCTTCAAACTCTACGGAGTCGAAGTCAATCGTCTTGTTTCCATGGCCTTTGCCTTTGTTACTCTTGGCGTTGCTGTGCGTTTCGCTTCCATAAGGCGGATCGGTTATTACGCAATCAACACGCGGAATCGTCGGCATGATTTCGCGGCAGTCGCCAAGGTATAGGTGGCAATTGCCAATGATTTCGGTCGGCTTCATTTCCCCACCTTCGAATCTTTCGCTACCTGCTCACGGTGTAGCCGGTATGAGTCTGTTTCCTGGCGGTCAGCCTTGCGCTCGCGGTCCTCGCGGTTGATAGCGCTCGGCGCCTGGCCATAGGCCGTCTTGGCGATGTTCTTTTCGTTCGGATCAGTCGTCATAGTCGCCATCCATTTCGCGCGGCGGCTTGTAGCCTTTCGGCTTGGGGCCTGGCTTCAGCTTCAAATGCTGCTGGCCGGTCGTAGTCCGCGCCTTGCGCCACTTCTCGAACTGCCCAGCGGTGCATTTCGTCTCGGCGACGGTATCGAGCAGCAGTTCCACGTTACTCGACTGCAGGCAGCGGCCTGATTGCTTATCGAACAGCAAGCCGGTACTGGCGCAAGCGTAGAAAATTCGGCCACTTTTCTTCGGCCACTCGGCTTCGGATAGCTTGCTTTCGTCGTCGGAGCGCAGTTGATGCAGGCGCACCATGCCCGACCATTGGATGCTCGATTGCAGTTGCGACATGTTCAGTTCGATTTCACTTGCCATTTACTTACCCCCCGTTGGTTGTTTGATGGTCATTGCAGTAGATCGAGTTGCTTCGCCGGCAGACCTACCGGGCGAATGGTGATATTGCTCAATCTATCTTTGCGCCTTGGCTTCTCGACTAGCAGGCCGAAATCGTTCAGGCATTCGTTTAGCCGTGCGCTGATCGTGCTTTTTTGCATTCCGAGCGCGCCGGCCAGTTCGCCGATAGACCACGAACCGCCATTTATCTCGATGAAACGCACAATCACGGCTCGCTGATGACTTGATAAGCCAGCGGCTTCGTGCGCGTGGCAGGCGTCGATTGCGGTGGGTTGCTGTGCAATTCTCATGCTGCCCGCCGATCTGGTGCTTCGTGGAAAATCACGCCAAGGCCGGCGCCGAACGCCTCGACCTGCTGCAGATACAAGGCGAAACCGCGCTTGAGAAGTTGAGTAGTAGAGCCCACCAGAATGCGGTTTCCGGCCGGGTCGATGTCCCACTTCCGGTAGCCTTCCTTCGCCAACTCTGGCAACTCTGGATCGTTGTCTTCAGGTAGGTATTCGCGTTTCAGGTGTTCGTGCCATACCTCGGCCGAGAACTGGCGGTTATTGACCCATGCCTGGGCGGCGATGTCGCGCAGCGGGCCGGCCCACATACGAGCGTTTGCATCCATGCCGCGAACCTTTTGCTGCTCACGGATGACCACCTCAAGCGGCGCATCTGGATCAATCGGCAAATGCTCAATGGCGGCCAGCGCTGTTTGTTTCTGCATGGCACCAACGAGGCGAATGGATCGCGTCTGGAATTTCTGGCGGGCAATCACTTCTCGCCCCCTGGCGCATTCCGAAACAGCCGCGGGCAGACAGCCAGCCCAAACGCGATGCTGACGAGTGCCCAGCCCAAGGCAATCAGGCCAATTGCGATGCTGCTCATTGGGAAACCTCCTGTGCGCAAAAAAGTGATGACTGCGCGGCCTTTGAGCAATGCGGAGAAAACCAGATGACCTCACGCTTGGCGTTTTCGCGTCCGCGTCCTTGCCCTTGGTTGCCGTATCCGCCTTTCGCCTTCCACTGGTAAGCGGACCATCCGGCCGCTATCATTTCCCCGTCGTGCTCGCCCATGTATCCGCACAAGGCAATACGAAACGCCGGGTTTCCTCCGTTATCTACCGCCCATCGCCTAGCACGTTCGCCGACACCGTTGGTATCAACCGAATAGGCGTCGTGGCAATCTGCCGCCGATGTGTCGTATGGCGGATCGAGAAATACCGCCGTTGTTCCGATAGCCGTCGTAATTGATGGCCCGAGTACGCGCTCGAAATCGCCGCAGGCGATACGCACGTCGCGCAGTCTTAACGCAAGATCGCCAAAATACTGAACGAGGCCAGCGCGCCTTACAGATGCCTTGTTGATTCCTTGGCCGGCGGCACCGCAATCACCGCGCAGCGCCGGCAACTGCCGGTTAATCCCTTGCACCGCATTCGCCGTCAGCGCCGGCAACTGCTCCGGTGCGGCAGCTTGCGGTTCAATGCCCTGATCTCCAGACAGGTGCGGCAGTTTGCGGTTGATGCCCTTACCTTCGGACAGGTGCGGCAGTTGGCGAGAATCAACCAGTTCGCCGTCGACCACAATCCACGGACCTTGACCACTACACCATCCCGATCCAATCCAGCTTGAGATACCCCAAAGCCACCATCCAGCGGCCTTTGTGTCGTAGAACGCGGCGTCACCCATCAGGCGAGCGGTAATGCTTTCGCGTTGACCAACTAGCCACGCATGGCGGGCGTGCAAATCACATTCTGAAACCGGATAGTCGGCATGGTCAGCAACAGACTCAGGATCTGCCTGCAGCGCCCGCCATGCGTTTGTTAGAAGACCATCAAAGTCATTGACGGTTTCAAACCCTTGGCGACTTGGGCGAGCCAGCAAGCAGGCGCCAGAACCGAAAAACGGCTCAACGAAATTTCCAACCTTTCCAAATCGTTGCCATACCTCGGAAGCGACTGAACTCTTTCCACCAAACCACGGAAACGGTGCGCGCAAATCTCCCATTATTTCCCCTCCTGTGCGGTAAATTTCACTTCGTACTCGGCGCAGTTCGTGTGCTGCTTGCTGTCCTTGGTGCAATTACCCTGACCGTCCTCTTGGTAGTCACGCCAGTAGCGATGCTCGACCGGAATAGGCTGCCCGCACAGGTCGCATGTGTGCTGCTTCTTGGCTGTTTGGCACTTCATTTCTTCCGATCCTTTCCGGCCGCAACGACCTTCTTCCAAACCTGTTCAGCGAACGCCCGTGACTGCGTTTCTTCCATGAACCGGCACTGGCGTATCTGCTCGGCGCGGTCCAGTTGCAGGGCGATGATGTCGATTGCCTGCTCCATGCTCGGGAGCTTTGTGGTGGTTTGCTTGCTAATCACGCAGCAATCATGCCTTGACAAATGAAAGGCCGTCCCAGCGGAGAAGTAGCTTTCCTTCTCCGGTGCAGATGCCATCGATTACCAGTTGATCGAACACGGAGGCCAGCGCCGGGAACCTTGCCGCATTCTTCTTGGCGTCAAAAACCATTTCCATGGCCCGCTGGCTTTTCGGCTTCTTTGCCCACATCAGGCCGTCGAATACCGGCGCTTTGACAGCATCTGCAACCTTGCGAGACAAGGCGCGATGATGCGCAACCTCTTCCTCTGTCGGCTTGTATTCGACCCTGGCAACCGCCTCGTTCTTCAGCGGAGCGCGTTTGCAGATGTCGCGGAACTCAATCGCGTTCGGCGCGTGGTCAGTCGGAAGATGCTCAAGGCCATAGCCGATCGCCTCCAACTTGTCGCTGAAGTGGCGTAGCTCATGCGCCCAGGTTTCTTTTGCGTTCGCTACACCGACATCGATGCCATTCTCAACGACGGAAAACTTCGACTTGAACTGCGCCCCGTAGATGCCAATCAGGCGATTGAATACGCGGTCAATAATTCGCTGGTCAAGCGGCTCAATCTTGTTCATCGAATCACCTCTCCTTGGATAAGTCGCGGCTCGTCAGCGCCGACGCTTGAGCCAAAGAAGGCGCGTGCAGTCGCCTCTTGGTTGATCTGGTATTGGGTCTTTTTCTGAGCGGATGGTTGGGATTGCCAATTCCACGTTGAGTCAAATCCCTGCCAGCCCCTTTCTCCGCAGATGCGAACGGCGTCATCAACGGATATGCCAGCCTTGCCAGCCTCTCGAACAAGGCCATCGAGCGCGGTTTGTGTATTTGCGGCTCGCTTCGCCTTCCTTACAGCCAGCCAATCAGCGGCAAGCTTTTCAGGCACACCAAGGCCAATGAGCGCCTTCATCATGTCAAATCCACCATCTTTTTTCTGGCGAGGCGGACGCGGCAGCGGATCGCTAGATTTTGCAGTTACTTCTTTATTCGGTGAATCAGTGAATCGGTGAATCGGTGAATCAGGGCGTTCGGTAACAGGTGATTCACAGTTAGAGCCCTGCGCACTAACGTTATTTTTGCTTTGATTAACGTTATTGTTACGTTTGGTTCCTGTTACATACCCGGCCTTGTTGCGTTCATGAACGGTGTATTCACCGTCTTTTCCCGGAAGATCGCTATCCCGCTCGGTTCCGTGCGGGGTCTGGTGTTTCAGGAAATTGACTATCTGAATAACCTTTTTTCCGACAGCCTCGTAACGATCAATGAATCCGCTATCAGCAAGCAACCGAAGGGATTCGTCTGTGTCGTCTGGGTCATATGGGAACAGTTCCAGCTTGATGCGCTTAGGCCTGTCCTCCAGGCGCCCTTCTCTATCGGCAAGTGTCCACAATCCGATAAATAACAGGCGAACAAATGGCGGCTGTTCAACGAGTAATTCGTTTTTGAACAGGCCCGGCTTAATGTTCCTTGCTCTTGCCACTGATTTCCTCCCGGCGCTAACGCCATTCCTCCCGGCCTACTGATTGGGTGGGGATGCGCGAGGGAGGGAGGATTCCCCCGCGCCGGCCGGCCAGCCGTTTCCCATTGATCGTTGTGGATTGCTTATTGAGCAGCAATCTACTATGCTTAAAGCGTAATTTATGCGTTTGTAAGGTTTTGCTAAACTGACAGTAAGCGAAACTTTACAACGAAAGGATTAGCCATGGCAATGGCACGTGCAATTTATTTTTTTGGAGTACGCAATGAGCGAACGCATCACGAAAAACAGGCTGGAGAATTTCCGGCGAATCGTCAGGCTGGCGGGGGGTAATAACGCGGCAGCACGAATGATGGGCAAGGGGGTTTCGTATGGATCGTACCTGTCACAGATCATTGGGAAAAATCCAACTCGCAACATTGGCGATGATATGGCGACGAACATTGAAAAGAAGTTTGGTCTCGCACCCGGCGAGCTGGACAACGACCCGCCGAAGCAAACCAGCGAAGATCCGTTTGTCACAGAAATAGTCGCCACGCTGTCTCACCTCGGGCCGGCTGACAAAGAGTTCGTTCTCGGCATGACCGAGTGGATTGCTAAACGGAGCGTTGACGACAAGAACTCAATAGCCAATCAGCCAGGCAAGATTGACCTTGTAGGAGAAGCCCTACAGCTTAACTATGACCTTCGTGATATTGATTCCGAGAAAAAAAAGGAAGATGCTGCAACGATAATTACGGGCAAAGCCAAAAGGGGTGAGAATGCAAGGAAACCAAAACGAATTACCGATCATAAACCCTGATTTAACAGGGGGTGTCTGCTTCGGCGTCAATGCGAGCGGCGAATGTTTTTGCAAGGGATTTGGCAACATCGACAAGGAAAACGTTGAGGCAATTGCCAAGGCGCTGATACTGATGGCGGCCAGGCTGCGCAACTCTGCGCGAACGCCGCCGTCGTCCTGGCTGCTAAACTAAAGGACTCACCTCCCCAATAGAACCGGCCCATGATGGCCGGTTTTTTTATTTGTTGAACATGCTTGCTTATCGTTTAGCAAGCACATACAATTCAGCTTAACAACTCACCCCGAGTTGCTTGATGAAACGGAGTCATCAAATGCTGAATATTCTCAAGCGGGCCATCATATGGCTCCACCTGTACTACATCGATATTGCCATCGCAGGGCAGAAAGAATGCCTCGCCATGGTGGCTGACATCAACTACCTGTTTCGCATCGAGCGCGCATTGGCGGCGAATCTGCGCGAGCGCACCCGGTTGCGCGCTGAATACAACGCGACGTTTCCGGTCGGTATTCGCTGCACGTGGTCTGCGGCCTGAGTCGCGCCATGCAACGCACAATCCACAAGCACGGCGTCGACTTTGAAGTCGAGTTCACCGAGGCTGGAGAAGTCGATGCGATTTACATCGGCGCTGTTGAAGTGTCCGAAGTCATCCGCGAATCGACAGAGCGCGCCATTATCTCCGAGGTGATGATGTACTCGGCTGACTGGTTCGCCGAGTATCGCCGGGAAATGGCCAACGAGATGCGGAGGGCGGCATGAACTTTATCGCCGGTATGCTGCGCGCCCGCATCCATTGGGAAGTCACCTTGTCGCGGAAGGCTTGCGTCAATGACAACCAATCTGCCAGGCGCCGCATCGAGTACGTCACCGCCACGGATCAAGCCGAGGTCAAGCAAATCATCGGCGCAACACCGCGCCTATCGGCCTTCCGGATTTCGTCTATCCGCGAAGCCAGGTAACACATCACATTCTGTGAGGATCAAATGAGTAACGCACTAACCACACTGACCAGCAAACTCGCCGCCAGATTCGACATGGGCAACGGCGAAGGTGTAATCGAAATCCTGAAAAACACTGCATTCAAGGTTAAGGACGGATCGGTTTCAGATAACCAAATGACCGCCTTGCTGGTGATCGCCAACCAATACGGATTGAATCCTTTCACCAAGGAAATTTACGCCTACCCGGACAAGAGCAATGGAATTGTTCCGGTAGTCGGCGTCGACGGGTGGAGCCGCATCATAAATGAGCGACCTGAGCTTGATGGCTTGGAGTTCCGCTACTCAGAGCAAACGTTACAGCATAAAGGCAGGGTTGCGCATGAGTGGATCGAGTGCGTCATCACGCGCAAGGACCGCAAAGCTCCAGTTGTTGTCCGCGAATACTTTGATGAAGTTGTTCGCAGCCTAAGTTTCTCGACGCCATGGGACACCCACCCGAAACGAATGCACCGGCACAAGGCCATGATCCAGTGCGCACGACTAGCATTCGGTTTTGGCGGAATATATGACCAAGACGAAGCCGAGCGCATCGTTGAAAAGGACATGGGCGCCGCCGAAGTTGTGCATTCACCTGCCACAAAGGCAGAGCCAGAAGCGCTGCCGGCCTATACGAATGAGCAGTTCGAAGTCGATCAGCCAGGCATGTCGAAGCACATAAAGTCAGGCAAACGGACTCCGGATTTCTTCATCAGCATGCTTTCGCAGACCTACACCGTTTCAGAAGAAAAGAAGGCAGCAATCAAGGCGCTTGCAGTTCCGGCGCACGTCGATAATGACGGGGTGATTGACGCCGAATTCGTTAAATCCATGGAAGGAGCAACCGTATGATCATCCTGAACCTGAAACAAGGCACGCCAGAATGGCACGCCGCCCGCGCAACGCATGATTGCGCCAGCGAAGCTGCTGCAGCACTCGGCCTTGCGAAAAACTGTACCCGTAGCGAGCTGATGAAAATCAAGCACACCGGGATTACGCCCGACGTTTCCGGATGGACGCAAAAATTCCTATTCGACAAGGGGCATGAAGCCGAGGCGCTTGCTCGGCCAATCGTCGCCAATATTCTTGGCGAAGCACTGCTCCCCGTAACAGGCGAGTCTGACGACGGCAAGATGCTTGCCTCGCTGGACGGCTTTACGCGATTCGGCGACACGGTATGGGAAAACAAGATGATGAATCCGGAGTTGCGGGATTACATCGTCGCCAACAATGATTTGCCGGATACGCACTGGCCGCAGTGCGAGCAACAGATTCTTGTGACCGGCGCGGACCGTGTTTATTTCACCGTATCGGACGGGACTGAAGAAGGCACGACGGGAATCTTCTACGAATCGAATCCCGAGCGCCGGCAGCTCCTTATCGCTGGCTGGACTCAATTCAATGAAGACCTGAAGAACTACGAATTGCCGGAAGTGAAGCCGGCCGCCGTCGCCGAAGTCATCGAAGACCTTCCGGCGCTGACCGTGCAGCTCGTCGGCCAAGTAACGGCATCTAACCTTGCCAACTTCCAGACGGTCGTTCTCGCTCGCATCCAGGCAATCAATACCAACCTCTTCACCGACAACGATTTCGCTACCGCCGACAAGATGGTGAAGTTTCTTGACGACGGCGAGAAGCGGCTTGATCTGGTCAAGTCCCAGGCTCTTTCGCAGACGGCCAGCATTGACGAACTATTCCGCACCATCGACGGCCTCAAGGCCGAAATGAAGTCCAAGCGGCTGACGCTCGACAAGCTAGTGAAGGCCGAGAAGGAGAATCGCAAGGCTGAGATTGTGCGCGAAGCTGCAGACGCCATCGCCGGCCACATCATCGCAATTCATCGCCGCATCGGAGTCGCCCCGACCGTTCAGGTTAATTTCGGCGAAGCCATCAAAGGTTTGAAGTCACTAGACAGCATGCGCGACAAGGTATCGGTTGCGCTGGCCAATGCGAAGATTGAGGCCAATGCCATCGCCGACCGCATCGAATCCAACATCAAGTCGCTGGAAGAAGACGGCCAAAACTGGCGTTTCCTGTTCCCAGATATGACGGCTGTTTGCACCAAGGCGGCAGACGATTTCGCGGCTTTGCTTGCTGCCCGTAAAGCAAGCCATCAGCAGGCAGAAGCGGCGCGCATTGAGAAGATTCGCGCCGAGGAACAGGCCAAGGCTGAAGCTGCAGCGGCGGCCAAGGTTGCCGAGCAGGCGCGCATTGCCAAGGAAGCGGCCGATGCACAGACAGCAGCCGAGCAAGCCGAGCGCAACCGTGTTGCCGAAGAGGAAATACGCCGAATTGATGCGGAGCGCAAGGCCGCCGATGAGGAGCCAGTACTTCAGGACGTGAATGCAGCATTTGACCGTGAATTCGCTGCAACGCCATCCATTGTTTTTTCAGAGAAGGTCATCGCCGACGCCAACGCGCGCCAATTCGTTGATTCAATCCCTGCCGGAACCGACACCGGCGCCACGCTCAAGCTCGGCGACATCTGCGGCCGGCTCGGATTCACGGTCAACGCCGACTTCCTCGCCTCGCTCGGCATCAACCCGGTATCCACCGAGAAGAACGCCAAGCTCTACGCCGAGGCGAAGTTCCCGACCATCTGCCGGCTGATTTCTGAGCACGTCATGGCGCTTGCTTTCAAGAAGGCGGCCTGATCATGCCGAACTGGGTAACCAACCGCATCAGCGCACCGAAACACGTGATTCAGGCCATGCTCAACGAAGATGGCCTGGTCGATTTTTCAACCATGTGCCCATTTCCAGGCCCCCGTAACGAGTGGGATGGAATCTCATTGGCCGCCGAAGAGGCCGCCGAGATTGTTTGCGGAATCGGGCCGAGCACAAGCCCGCTCATCGCTTTGTTTCAAACGTCTAGCCGCGCTAGATTTGACATCAAGAAATTGAGCGACGGTGAATTCGCGCAGTTTGTCGGCATGCTGGAAAACTACCGCGCCTGCGGCTACCTGCACTCCATGGACTTTGCTCGCAAGGTGTGGGGCACGAAGTGGAATGCGTGCGAACAGAGCGCAAGCCCTGACGAAGGCAAAGCACAGTTCGAAACCGCATGGTCATGCCCCGAAGGTGTGCTGATTGAGCTTTCGAAGCGGTTTCCCGAAGACCGAATCGAAGTCACGTTTGCCGATGAAGACATTGGCAGCAATTGCGGGACTTTCACTTTGAAGGCCGGAGTCGTGGCCAGCCGCGATATTGCTCCGGCGTGGCGCGACATGAGCGACGAGCAGAAAGCGAAGTGGAAATCTTTTGCCTGCGAAGTCACCGGGCGCGACCCGAAAGACTATGAGGACGAAGAGGAATAACCATGCTCTGCCTAGCCTGCCGCAAGCCGCTCACAAACTCCGTCAGCCAGAAGCACGGCTACGGCCCCGTTTGCCTGCGGCGCGCGGTCAAGGCTGGCACCGCACCGCTTGAAGCACTGGAACAACTGGCCGACTTAAAGCGCAGCAAGAAGCGCCAGCCGGCCCAAGAGCAACCCGCAATCCGCGACACCCTGACCATGGACATATTCGAGCAGCCACGCAAGGACGCCATCGGCGCTTTGCTCAAGGCGGCAGATGCGGTTCGGGCGCTTGGGGTTCGCGTTCAACTTGAAATTGAGGAATGAGAATGAACGATCTATGTGAAGCAATCGAGTACAAGCCGAGCATTATCCAGCGGCTTGTTTGGAAGTTTCAAGCATGGAAGCGCCGTGACGAGCCTGGCAATACGGAGTTGCACGCCATCCGTGAATTTAAGGCTGCAGGCTACTTGCCTATCGGCGAATGCGAAGACGGGCCGAACAAATGGATGCAGGAAAACGTTCTTGAACTGATCCGCGTGTTTTCAAAGCAAGGCCACTCTGGATTCTCTGCGCCGTACTGCATTGATACGTTCAAGAAGCTAGCAATGCATGAGCCACTTGTTCCGCTTTCGGGCAATGACGACGAATGGAACGAGATTGGCGACGGCGTTTTTCAAAACAAACGGTGCAGCCATGTTTTTAAGCAGGCAGATCGGTTTAATGGGCAGGCATACGACATCAACGGGCGAATTTTCCGTGAGCCGAACGGTTGTTGTTACACATCGGCCGGAAGTTGCATTCCGGTCACGTTTCCTTATTCGCCGATGAGCGAATACGTCGACGCTAAACCCAGCGAAGCAACCGAATAAATTTCAACCACAGGAGCAAAAAACATGGCAACAAAGAAAGCTACGGGCACCAACGGGGAAAAGAAGGTCGCGCTCATCAAGGATTACCGCATGCTGCGCGCCAAGCTGCACCTGAACCAGACGGAATTCTGGAACCGGATCGGCGTCACGCAATCCGGCGGCTGCCGGTATGAATCCGGACGCAAGCCGCCGAAGGCTGTCGCGGTACTCGCCCACCTTGTCTATATCAAGGGCGAGGAAATCGACGCTCGGGGGTTCAAATAATGGCGTCCGTAAACAAGGCCATCATTCTTGGCAATTGCGGCAAAGATCCTGAAGTTCGCTACACAGCTAACGGAGAGGCAATGGCAAACCTGACCATTGCCACCTCTGAGCAATGGAAGGACAAGGCAACCGGCGAGAAGAAGGAATTGACCGAATGGCATCGCGTTTCATTCTTCGGAAAGCTGGCGGAAATCTGCGGACAGTACCTGAAGAAAGGCTCGCAGGTCTATGTCGAAGGCAGCATCCGAACGCGCAAATGGACTGACAAGGATGGACAGGAACGCTACACGACCGAGATTCGCGGAGACGAAATGAAGATGCTCGGGTCTGCACAAGGCGGCAATCGTGCGCCGGATAACGACGCATCAGACTACGCGCCAGCCCCGGCAAAGAACAAGCCAAAGCCATCCTTTGACGACCTTGGCGACGACATTCCGTTCTGATAATTTATTCACAAAACATTTTTGCTATGTTATGCTTGCTGCTCGGTTAGCAATCAATGGGGAAAACGATGAAACTCAAGATTATGAAGGTCCATCCGGAAGCAATCATCCCGAGCTACGGCACGCCAGGCGCTGCGGGACTTGATCTGCACGCCCGCATTCCCCACGAAATCTACCTGCAGCCCGGCGTTCGCTATACCTGCCCGACCGGTATCGCTATCGAACTGCCGGATTGTTTCGAGGCGCAAATCCGGCCGCGCTCTGGCATGGCAAAGAAGCACGGCGTCACCGTCTTGAACGCGCCCGGCACGATTGATTCCGATTTCACCGGGGAAATTTGCGTGATCCTTATCAACCACGGCGACGAGGCGGTGAAGATCGAAGCCGGCGATCGTATTGCACAGATGGTCATTGCGCCGTTCGTTCGCGTGGAGCCAGAGCAGGTTGGAGAACTCAAAGAAACCAAGCGCGGCAAAAACGGATTCGGGAGCACTGGTAAATGAAATATCTCCCCCGCTCCATCTACCGCTGGCTCCCTACGTTGTGGGTGATTTCTGGCGGGCTGGTCGGCGCCTACTTCCCGAACACCATCGGCAAGGCTTCAGGTCTGCTGCTGGTCTTCGTGGGCGCCGTGGTCTTCAACATGCGTTTGAATAACCGGGGCTGATCATGAAAGAGCGCCCAATCCTTTTCTCCGCCCCGATGGTTCGCGCCATCCTTGACGGGTCGAAGACGCAGACGCGGCGGATTGTTAAGCCGCAGCCCGAATGGACTGAGCCTGCAACTGCATGGGTTTTCCGTGATGACGGGCATAGCGGACCGGGCTGGTATGCCTACAGCGACGACTATCCAGAAGAAGGTGCTTTGTTCTATCGCTGCCCCTATGGACGGATCGGCGAGCGGCTTTGGGTGCGGGAAACTTGGGCCGAAGTTGGAGCCATGGACCCGGGCCTTATTGTCTTTCGTGCCGACTTCCCAGCATGCGTTCCAAGCCAATATGAGAATGTTCCGGCCGCCAGCGAAATCGCTTGGAAGCCGTCCATCCATATGTTCCGCAGGCATAGCCGCATCAACCTTGAGATAACCGGCATTCGCGTCGAGCGGCTGAACGACATCAGCGAGAAGGATGCGAGGGCTGAGGGCGCGAAGCCTTATCTATTGCCAGTTCATCCCGCTCGCGAACAACTTCGCCATGTCGATGGATACACCCAGCTTTGGGGGCAGATCAACGGAGCTGGCTCTTGGGATGCAAACCCCTGGGTGTGGGTCGTTGAATTCAAGCGGGTGCTGCCATGAACCGGGGAACCTGCATCCACTTCAACGGACTGCGCTACATCGGCGCGGAATACCGGACACATTGCTGCTCTGCCGGCGTGAATTACCACTCAACATTCGACGGCACGAAGGCGGGCATCATGTTGCGCATGCCTTGCGTCGAGGCGCGCGAGAAGTCCGCCGACGGCAAGCCGGGTACGCACTTCAAGGCTGGACAGGAAACCGTGCTTGTGCCGGTCGACCGCAAAGATGAAGTGGCTATCCCTTGCCTGCTCCGCGTTGAACCGACCGCCGATCAGGTCAAGCAAGACCGCGAAGAATCAGATCGTCAGTGGATCAAGATGATTGCCGCACTCAGGACTGTTTCCACCTGGAAGGTCAAGCCAAAACCTGACCAGGATCGATCTGAAGTCGTCGATTGCCCTGTCTGCAAAGGCAGGCTGCACTTGCATCAGTCGTCCTATAACGGCCATGCCTCGGGGAAGTGCGAGACGGCCGGCTGTGTGGAGTTCGTCGAATGAGCGCGATCATCACAACCAGAGAGCAGCGCCGCCAGCTTGCGCGCGACAACGCCAAGCGGTCAGCGATACTTACGCCCATTCCAAGAGAGCAATGGCCCGACTTGGCCGGAATGAAAAAGATGCCGTATGCAGTCTGGCGAAGCCGTGATTTCCTCGTCCAGTGCTTCGCCGAGCGCGATGGTGTGTCGCGCCTATCGGTAGCCAGGGCAGAAGTCGGCAGCAATGGCCGGTGGGTCGATGGCATCAGTTGGGACGATCTACAGACCGTCAAGCGGCAGGTCGGACTTCGCGACTACTACGCGATCGAGGTTTATCCGAAGGATTCCGAAATCGTGAATGTGGCCAACATGCGCCACCTTTGGGTGCTGCGTGATCCGCTCGATATTGGATGGTTCAAATCATGACCGCCGTCCTCGTTGAAATCGGCAACGCTACCTACTCACTGCCGGCCGGTACCATCCGCACCTACATCGACGGCAAACTCAAGGGCTCAGAAGGCCAAGCAGAAAAGCCCAAGCCGCGGGCCCCGGTGATCGGCATCAACGACCAAGCAGAGAAGCGCAAGGCGCATGACCACATGACCGACTTGCGCACTGAAAACGTGATCAACACGCTGAAAGCCATACGCGCAGGGATCATCACCCAGGGCGCGATCAGCGAAGAGATAGGCGTGTGTCGCGGGTCGGTTTCACTGATCCTGAAAGACTTGGTTGATCGCCGGCTAGTGGTCTGCGACAAGTCGGTTTGCCCATACGAATACTCAATTCGAAAGGATTTGGTGCGCCATGCGTAAGCGCCAACGTCAGCAGAACTACAAACCGTCGGCGCCGATGCTGATTATGCGCGGCCTGTGTAACGACAAGCTGGAAACCCGCGAGCGCATGGCCGTTCAGGCTTTCGTGCTGGGTTACGCCGGCATGGATCACTTCGACACCATTGCCGACATGCAGGGCGTTCTCCTGCTCGCCGGCAGCACCAGCGAGGCGCGCAAGCCGGCCATGCACTACGCCCGAAACATCCTCGGCCCTGTGCTTGGCAGCATCAAGGAACGCTACCTGCGCACTGGCAAGATGGGATGCAACGCCGAGGAACTAAAAGTCCTTCAAGCCTTTGTCGGACGGTACCGGGATTTTTGGTTGCGTCAGCCGCTGTCGCTTTACGAGGCAGCGTGCGAGGCGCTGCAGAAGACCTATGACGAGATGGCCAAACAGAAAAAGGAAGCAGCATAATGTTCCTGACCGACACCGAGCTTTTCGACCTGACCGGCTACCGCCGCAACGCCGACCGCTGCCGCTGGCTCAAAGAGAACGGCTGGACCTTTTTGCGCAACGCAATCACCGGACGGCCTGTCGTATCGCGGAGTTACGCCGAATCGAAACTGTCCGGCGTTCCCGCCAAGATCGAACCCAAGTTGAATACAGCATCCATCCGGAGGTAGTATGACCAAGACCATGGGACGCCGCCGCCAATCCAATCTCGACCTGCCCCCGCGCATGCACGTAAAGTCCGAAACGTTCTATCACGTCTCGACCACTCTTCCGCGCATCTGGACAAGTCTCGGCAAGGACCGCGGCGAAGCGCTCAGGCGGTGGGCGGAAATTGAATCGAAGGACGACAACGCGGTCACCCTGGTGTTTCTGATCGACGAATGGATGCGCGGCGATTCATTCGCCAAGCTGGCCGACAATACCCGGAAGCAGTACAACAGCGTGGCGAAGCAGCTTAAAGACTGCTTCGCCGACTTCCGGTCGGTTGCCGACATCAAGCCGCAACATGTCGCGCAGTGGCAGGACGACCACAAATCGAAGGTCAACGCCAATACCGGCAAATCCATCCTGACAACCGTGCTGAATATCGCCATCCGCCGCGGACTGATCGAACGCAACCCGGCCAAGGAAGTCGAGAACCTGACCGTAGCCCGCAGAAAGCGTTACATCACAGACGCGGAATACCTGGCGATTCGCGAGAAGGCCCACCCCGTATTGCGTGCTGCGATGGATCTTTCGTACGCAACTGGAGCCCGAATTGGCGACATCCTTGAAATCAGGCTGAGCCAGATTACCTCCGAAGGGCTGACTATCCGCCAGGAGAAGACCGAGAAACTTCAGCTTTTTCGGCGTAACGCTGCACTGGACAGGGCGATTGAGAACGCCAAGGCGATCAAGCGCCCCGTTCGCGGTCTATTCCTACTTTGCACGATGCGTGGACAGCAATACGACTATCAGCAACTCAACCAATGGTGGATCAAGGCGCGGGAAGAAGCGGGAATACCCGATGTTCATTTCCACGACATTCGCGGCAAGTCGGCGACCGACGCCAAGCGCGGTGGGCAGGATTATCAAGCCCTTCTTGGGCACACTACGAAAGCCATGTCCGACAGCTATATCAAACTCGAAGATGCCCAGCTCGTCGAGCCTCTACAAAAAATTCTTTGAGCGATGGGCCGCACAAGATCACCGGAAAACAAACTTCCGCCACACATACACAAAAAGTCAGGAAGCTATTATTTCGTAACACCAGAACCAGATAGGCGCTGGATTAGATTAGGAACCAACCTTGCCGAATCAATCTCAACGTCGAAATCTCTGTCGAACAACTCAGTCCTGTCAGATGAAAATAGAATTATCGAGTTCGTTTTCAAGAGACATAAAAGAACCGCGCACAGGACTAGAACAGAGTTTTCTATCGACCTAGAAGACGTTCGCAAATTGTTAGCCGATTCGCACTGGAAGTGCGAGTTCACCGGAATCCCGTTCTCGTTCGAAAAGATTGACGGCGCACACGCAAGACCTTGGGCGCCCAGCATAGATCGCATAGATTCATCCAAGGGATACATTTCCGGGAATATCCGCATTGTTTGTTTCGCGGTAAATCTAGCGCTTAGCGCTTGGGGCGATTCAGTCCTAAGGCGAATAATCAACGAGTCAAAGCAAGCGGATTGATGGCTTCTACAAATTTCTTTTGTAGAACGGTTTGAATTTTTGTAGAAGAATGGCCTTCAAACCCGCACCAATACTAGACCGTGCGATAATCCTACTTTAGCTGAGCGAAATTGACCAGAAACCAATAGGCACAAGGCTTTCAGTGCCGTGAGCCGGTCAATCTTTCTACAAAATTCGATATAAACGCCCGCTTGAAACCCGCATGGATTCAATGGCGTTTTGTTTTTGTAGAAAGCTAAACGGGCATTTAGGCCCAACCGCGACGCCACAAAACCCCTAGCTGTAACGATCCGTCTTTTATAGAACACCAACTGCCACGCGGCCTGCCGGCTGATTCTTTGATTTTGACGCTTCAAAATGCGATACTTGATCGTAACTGTATCTAATCGGAGCGCGTTACATGGCGAAAGCCCCTGTTGTTGAGCAGCATGAATTTCTTGATGCGGTCAAAGTCGCCGCCGTTACTGGCTTGGCGAAAGAGCGCGATGTCGCTTTGTTGTGGGTGGCTTACGGGACCGGCATGATGCCTATCGAACTGGCCCGGCTGACGGTCGGTGACTTCCTATCGGATGACGGATCGGTGCGGGTCGATTCGCAGATTCGAGCGGAGATCGCATTCAATGGGCAGGCCCGTCCGCTTTACTGGTCTGGCAAGAGCGTCGTGACTGCCGTGAGTGGATACCTAGCCGCCAGAGAACGAGCCGGCCATGGCATCGATCATGAGTCGCCGCTGTTTCTCACCTACGACGGACATCCTTTCACCTTCACCCCACGGAAGACCAAGGCCGGCAAAGACAGCTTTTCGTGTGAGTCGCTGACCGGGATCATTCGCCGGCTGCACTATCAGGCCGGGATCGAGGGCGGATCGGCGCTTTCTGCTCGGCGCACATTCGGCGTTCGACTGCACCGCAAAGGCTATGACTTGCGCCACATTCAGGTATTGCTTGGCGTGCAGTCAATTTCTGCCGTCAAAAAGATGGTGGAAGCCGACCCTGTGAGGCTCGGAGCCATTGTTTCGCGGGTTATGTGACCCGCTTTTTTTTACTTTGTTAAATCGCAACAACGTCGATTTCGTGCATTGTTACATTGACATATGGCAAACTTTTTACTATGCTGTAGTCAGATAAACGAATGGAGTGCGCCATGGAATCAACAGCAAATGATCGAGTCGCATCAGCGCAGGTCGCTTGCGACAAAGCCGTCAGCCATTGGCAAGCCGCAGCGGCGGCTATCAATGGCGATGTCAGCCTCAATGGCTACGGAATAATCCGTGACCGCTCGGCTTTCCGTCAGAAACTCCATGAAGCACAGGCGCGCATCGCAGCCAGTCTTGCCGCTCTCGATGAGGTCGAGAGTTGGCCGTCTAGCGTCGATTACGACGAACTGTAAGGAAAATCGATGACCATGGCGAAACAGAAACCGACCGGATTTATTGCGACATGCCAATGCGGAATGGTCGTTGGCGCGATGGACTACAGCCGCACAGAGCGCCGCGATGCCGGCAAGTTGCTAGGCCAGTGGCTGGCCGATGGCTGCACAGTGGAGCCGAGGTTTCAAGGCACATGGAGCGCCGATGTTATGCCGTGCCGCTGCGACGATTCCTCTAACCAGAGATAGATCATGACCTGCATAAGACTCGGTGGGCGCGGATTTAACGGGATTATTTGCACGACGCCCGACTTCAAGCCCGGCGACCAAGCCCCGGAAGGCTACTTGGCATGGCACGAATGGGCAGAGGTGCAGCACAAGGCCGGGCTTCGTCAAAAGGAATGTGGCCGGTGTGGAAAGTGGAGATACCCGCAGGAACTGAGCGACCAGATTGACCGGCGTGAAGCGCGAAGCCGCAAAGGCCCGGTTACGGTCGAAACTCATGTGTGCAACCAGTGCGCAACACCCAGCGCGAACTAACTAGGAAAAGGAACGGTCATGGCGAACGAAATTGACAAAAGCAAAACCTATTTCTGCCTTGGAAACGGAGATCTCGGATGCGACGGGTGCGGCCAAGAACACAACTGGCTGGAGTTGAACAAGCTGCCAGATGAGTACCGGAAGCGGGCGCAAGAATCGTTCACAAGGATTGACGACACAGAATGCATTTTGCGCGGCCGGCCATGGTTTGTTCCGAGCGACGGGCAAGCGTTCGACCGTGGCGGGCAACGCAATGAGAACAATGAAGGCGACCTAGTGTGCAACTGATGCCGCCGAACGGTTGAATTCACCTGCCTGCACGGCTTTTTGCGCAGGTCAGTGGAATGATGGGTTATCCGGCTCCCACCAAAGGCCGGAACTTGTTGGAGATAAAACCCAATGGAAACCGCAATCAACGAAGCAATCAAAGCTCTTGCCGAGAAGGCCAAAACAGCGCAGTCCCATGAAGCCCTTCACTACACGCAGGCTGCTCTGAATCTGGCGCACGTGCTGCAGGTTAATAAACAGACCGCAATAATGAAGTGAAAGATGCCGGCATGATGACGCAAGAATTCATGCCGGCCAACACCAAGGAAAAGAGGTGAAAAATGGAACAAAGAAAAGTGATTGTCAGCCACATGATCGGGCACCAGATGGAAGGAACGCACCGATTGAAATACGTTCTTGAGCCGCAAGGCGAGGCGACGTTTCACCAGTTCGGAGTTGGGTACGAGGAATTCGAAGCGGGGCCGGGAAACTTTACTACCGCAGTCGTTGAGTGGCCCGATGGTCGCGTCGAGAGCGTGCCCGTTGAGCATGTGCGGTTTGTGCCTTCTAACGCCTGAGTTCAGGCGACGAGCGTAGCGAAGTTCGCCTGGAACGATGAGTTGGGCGGCAAATTTACGGAGATAAAGATGAACGACGACGATCTGCACGAAGCCTGGGTGAAGCGGGCAATGAACCTTGCGCATGAAGTGGCGCTTGCCTACAGCGGCATGAGTATCGATGGCGAGAATGACCACATGGGCGAATGGCACGCGGCACGGAATGCGCTGCGTGAGCACCTGATGGACCAGCCGGCGAGTATGGCGCTGACAGACCCCGAACTTAGGGCCGGAATTGCGCTACAACTGAGCGAAATCGAAAGCCGACGCGAAACGATCCGATAGCCGCTGCGTAACCTTCTTCAGCGTCAGTCCGGATTCCTCGTCCATGAACGGGAACAGGTAAGCCGCCGGCAGCATGTCCCGCGTCGCCAAATAGTCAGATAGCGCCCGGTGCGCCTCCGGTCTGATCGGCACATCACGAAACACCACTTTGCCGCGCCACTGCTTCGAACTTTGAACGCGCATTACCCTGGATTTCAGATCGACCTGGCCGCGCGTCAGCGTGTAAGCCTCGCGCAATCTCAGGCCGGAATACACAATCAGGATGAACATCGCCGCCATGGCATTGCCGCCGCGAAGATGCAGGGCGCACCGTCGGCCATCGGGCTTATGCCCCGATAAAACGGCGATAATCTTTTCTTCCTCGCCGGCATAAAGTCGACGATCCCGAGAAATATCAACCCGCGTCTTGCCGCCGCTGGCCGCCACCAACCGCTGATCGACCTCCGTATAAGTGCTATAGCCCTTGGGAAGCAGCCGAACCGGGTTCTGCATGACCACGTCCGGATTGTGTCGCAGGTACTCATCAATCGACCGGCCAAGCGCCTGGATGCGGTGACGGATCGAATTCGGAGCCAGGTTGTTCTTGACCTTGAGCCGCTGAATATAGGCCGACAACCAGGCGTAGTTCGCATCAGATAGCCGCACCTCGCCAATCTCCGACATCAGCGAACTCAATGGCGATTGCTGCGTCGTTGCCGCCAGTCCGCTACCGGCCCATTGCCGGACGACATAGCCGATCGTCTTGCTCACGACCATGGCGGGCTTGAGCATTTCAGCCGGCGGCGCGATGTTGGCCATCTTCATCAGGTGCCACTGCTCGGCATAATTGTTCGCTTCGGCTTCCGTATCAAACGTGAAATACTTTCGGCCACGGGGCAAAGAGGGGTGCCGCAAACCTATCTCCCACTTGCCGGATGGTTTCTGTCTTGCGCGCGCCATCGCCTGTCCCTCGACTTGATCGGACGGCTATTCTATCGGTCTTGTGGCGTCTCAGCCGCCATTTCGTGGCGGCTGGAGCCGATTTGAGGGGTATTTGAGGCGGTTTTGATGATGGCAACAAGCGCATAACATACTGATTTAATTGTTTATTTTCAGAAACTCGCAAGCATTGCAGACGGCTACAAGATCGAACTCGTGCAATTGAAATCAACGACTTAACGAACCGACCGCCAAATCAGCCGCCAATTTGTAAATGTGCCCTACCGATTGGCCTGGCGCATCTCAACGTTCAGCCCCTTCATCACCTCGGCAATCATGTTCTCGATTTCCTTGGCTCTCCGCTTGTTGCCTTAAGTTGCGTCACTCTTCCTTTGGTTTGCCGCCCTTTGCCCATCGGTAAGGCAGATAGAATCCTGCGGCAACAAACACCCCTCGAAGCGCGCCAGATACAACCCCGCCGCCCGTGTGGGCATCAACGTCTTTCCAGATTGCAAAAATTATGAGCACAACAACCCATGCCGCAACAGTTACAACCCACCTCAAAGAAGAACTCATAACAACCCCTTTTTTTCATGCCGTGAGTATAGCGCATTGGGGTATTTGCTATACTTGCTGAATGGAAAGCGGCGCCGGATTCTTCATCGTCATCGGAATAGGCTTCCTTGGCTGGCTCATGTGGAGCAGTAAGACAGACAAGGAAGTATTCCTTTTCTACAGTTGGGCAACTCTTATCGTTGTCGGCACCCTAGGCACGGCCTACGAGTTCATCAAAAGACTGTAGCTGCCCGTTCGTTGAACGACTTCATCGACGCTGTAATCCGCTCGTCAATCTCCTTCACCCTTGACTGATCGGCATCGCTCTTGATCATGTCGCGCTTGAGATAGCGAAGTTTTTGAATCGTGCGCTCGGCGTGATTGCCAGCCATGATCAGGCGCACCGCTGGATTTTCCTGCGCATACTCCCGCGCCTCGTCAAAACGCCTTTCTTCGCGCAGCCCTTTCATCTGGTTTTCGTGCATGTTGATCTGCTTGATGGCGTCGTAGAACTTTGCCGATTCGCCGGATTGCCCGGAAGTGTCGCCAACAAAGCGGCCCACCAGCGGAATTTTGTAGAGTGGCAAATCCTCGCCGGTCATTGTTGCCCGCCCGGTCTGGAATACCTTGTTAGCCTCGCGCCCCACCCCGCCCGTCACCTGCCCGACCAGGTAATCAATCGAATCCGGCGACCAGCTCAACATGCCCGGCTTAAACTCG